GGCACCGTAGTTGTCACTGCGGCGACTAGCCATTCTTGGCCGGCGAGTGAGTTGGAGAATCTCACGAGCTGAGGCGCCTATTCATTGTCAATGACAGCCATCCATTCAAGCAATGGCTGTACACTGAGAGTCCCAAGGCGGATTGACTTGAGGTAAGTCATCAATTGGTTGACGTCACGCTCAGCGAAAGAATAGTGATGGTCGTAATAGTCCAACACGTTCTCCCAGGTTACGTCAACTTTGCCCTTCAGCTGCGATTTGTACTCATTATCCCGTTCTAGGATAACCTTTCCCACACCCAATTGGCGGTGCAGGGCAGTAGAAACTGACGAGAGCATAGGATCTACTCTCCCGTAGTTTTCTAGAGTACTGGCTATTCCGCGTAGCCAAGCACGAGAGTTGTCGCGTGTCCGGTCCTTCATATCCCAGCATATCTTAGCCATAATGCGCCCAGGTTTGGGCATCAAAATGTAAGACCCTCTGGCAGGATAAAACCGCCCGCTACAGAAGCCCACATCGAAGGGGTCAGCTGTAACGGAGGCCTCAACCTCCATTCCATAGCTGGCATACTTTGCCACAATACCGCTCAACCCACCGCAACGCTCGATTTCGTGTTGCGTTGTCACAGTCACACTATCATCCCCGCAGATTATCGATACCCATAGGCGTCCAATTCCATGGATAGAATACTTCATTGCAGCATTCACTAAAGTGTCTGCGATTGACGTATCAGGCCAACCCGACTGCATAGTGAACGGCACGGAATACTTAGTACCAAGGTCCGTACGACCCTGCGATAACCCGCGTTTCAGAAGAGAAGCAACCCTGCGAGGCAGCTTCTTCTTGTATAACTGCTGAAGAAAGCGGAACGGTCCCTCAAGCAAATGCAGATCAAATCGGCTCTGGTCATCCTCAAGAATGACGACTTGATCTCCATGCTCCATCGTTCTTTCTACAAACTCCAACGCTTTCCCAAATTCTGCCCCTATTTCTTGGCTGGTCATACCGCACGTATATACAACCTGCAATCCACGCCGGATTTCCGCTTCGACGTATTCTTTTGGACGTAAGCCGTTGCGAACATGCTTAGTCCATGGCCGTAAGTAGGGCCCGCACGCGCAGCTCAACTCAAGAGGGCACCCTTGGATGAAGCGTGGGTCCTTGAAGACCTGATCACCTACGTACTTTACTGCTACTTCTTTCTTAATGAAGGACGATGCTACCAATCCGTCACCCATGCGCGTGTGTCGAAGCGGCATGTCATTAACTTCCTTGCGTACGCGTAGCAGTGCATCCCGGCGATCCGGTGGGAAGGATGCTGCCCACTCCTCAAATTCTATAGGTCGATAAACCCTACGGATGTTGGAGTCGAAAAAAGGCATTATTTCGCGCGCAAGTTGCTTCCAGTTTGACCGAATTTTCTTTGTTACGGCCGGACTGCTGTGGGCTGGAAGCTTCTTCCCCACACGTCCATTCATCGAGCAAGTTTCATTGTGGTGACAGGCACGAAACACTGTGCCAACAAAACCCTTTATACCCCAACTCCCGAAAAGTGCCCGCTTCGGTTGACAATGCGGTTCACCTCTACGCACCCGATAGGCCGCCTG